AATAAACTGACTCTGCGTTATCAAATGAACAAACGTATGTACTTAGAGGCGAGTCAGTCATTAGAGCGTGCCATTGACGTCTTTTATAACTGGAAGTTCTAATGGTTAGAAAGTGTGGTGTGATTCAAGTTATTGTTATTAAGTAGCTTATTATCCATAAAGTCTACACTAAAAAATAACGTGTAGACTATATGTAGACTGTTGAGTAATTTCAGGCTTAAAATGCAAGTGTCGAATTTGTAGATTAAGTCTGAAATGAAACTCAACAAGACTAATGTTGATGCTATTGCATTAACTGAAAAAGGGCAAGCCATCTATCGTGACTCAGACCTGATTGGTTTTGCAGTCCGAGCTACCACCAAAAGTAAATCTTATATTGTTGAACGCCGACATGCTGGAAAGTTATTCCGTGTGACGCTAGGTAAGACTAATGAGATTACACCTGCGGAAGCTAGAAAAAAAGCTCAGTCTATTTTGGCTGATATAGCCAATGGTGTTTTTGAGAAAAAGAAAGACGCTTTAAATAGCAAGATAGCCTTAAGTCAGGCTTTCGATCTGTACCTAAACCAGAGAAAGCTAAAACCGCTTTCTGTGGATACCTACAATCACTGCATCAATACCTTTCTTTCAGACTGGAAAGAACGGCCTATATTTGAAATCAACAAAAAGGATGTGTTTGATCGATTCATTAAGCTGACAGAATACAGTCCCACTCAAGCCAATCTTACTTTAAAAATGTTCGGGTCTATCTGGCGCTTTGCTCAAATCCATTGCTCAACCGATGAAAATCCAATTCTCAAACAAAACCCAGTTGATGTGATTCCTGCAAAACGCGGTTGGAATAAAACCAAAGTACGTACACGCCACTTAGATGAAAGTAATATCCACACTTTTTACAATGCGGTCCTAAATTACTTTACTGAGCGTTCTTTATATGAAGATGCCTCCAAGAATGCTACACGTGACCTTGTGTTATTCATCATGTACACAGGCTGTCGAAGAAATGAAGCTCAAACCTTAAAGTGGGAAAATGTAGATATTGAAAAGGGTTTATTTGTATTTAAAGACCCAAAAAACGGTGATGACCACTTATTGCCAATGGGCGACCATTTATTTGAAATTATCAAACAGCGATATGAATTAAAAAGTAATGAGTATGTCTTTCCGGGTTCCAATATGTCCACTGAAGCAAAACACATATCAGGTGCTCAAGGCATGTTAAAGACAATAGGGGAGCAGACCGGCATTGAAATCTCACTGCATGATTTACGCCGAACCTTTGCGACAATCTGCAATAACTTGGACTATGGCCCATATACCATCAAGCGATTACTCAACCATAGATCAGGTGCTAAAAATGATGTGACTGGTGGTTATGTGCAGGTATCGCTCAAAAAATTACGGCTTGCAATGAATGACATTGAAGCCGTGTATCAAGGTAAGCTCAACTGCTTCGATTAGGAGGCAAGTTGGGCTGTATTCATTACTGTCTGTCGCTCTTGGTAGGCTAGCACGTCTGACTTCTTATAGGTAACACATCGGCCTACCTTGGTGTAAGGGATTCCACCACCCACACAACGCAAGCGCTGTAAGGTATGGACAGAACAGGAGAGGTAAATTGCTACATCTTCCTGCGGAAACAACTGCTGATCCGATGCAGCAAGGAAGCGATCTAAGCGCATATCTTTATCTTGCTGCGACATTTCATTTAGCTTAATTTTCACTTTCCACCTCCAATCTTTTACCTGCTTTGATTTCTGCATCGGTGGCGTGTCGAACGCTTGGCGGCTTCCAGCAAAAACCCTTGTAGTCTAACCAAACACCGCCATTTTTATAAACACCAAGTACGGGCCATAAAATAGTATTCTTAGGGTGTGTTTTAATAACCTTATCCCCAACCTCAAAAATATTATGCTAGCGACGGTGTTCAAGAAGCAGTCGATCATTAGTTTCAATTTCGCCTGAGCAGATTGGCTTCATCTCCTTGATCATCTCAAATTCATGTTTAGCCCGCTCATACCCGCCCAACAGTTCAATTAGATTCATGACACCTCTCCCAAGCTCTTCACCACGCCATACTGATCAAACTTCGCGATATATGACGACAGCATGTGGTAATACAGATCAGCATTGCTATTAATCTCAAGAATCACGCCAGTACCATTGTTCACGCGCTGTCTTAATGTTGCTTCCAGTTTTCGCACAAAGTTACTGTGCAAGTGATGTGACTCACTCGCAATGTGATACAAAGCACCCGTTTCACCTGCATTCAAAACCAAATTAAAAGGCTTATCCTTGTGCAACTCACCAATGATGAAGTTAGCCACAGCAATGTTTGTTAATTGGATTTCAGTCATTTCGATCCACCTTAACTTGAACAACACCACCACAAGAAAAATGTGCATTGCTGGTCATATCTGTCGCGCCATCATCTTTCCAGGTGAAGCTATCGAATGCGGTGTCAGCCACAGGGATTTCAAAAGCTACCATTTGAGCATGCATCAACTTTAGGCCATCTTTTAACTCATCCAAGCAATCATCAATTCGATCAATAGGGATGTTTAGCAAGTCCTTTAGACTTGTAATTTTGTATTCAATCATTGGCTGGCTCCTGTGCCTCGATCATGGCGGTTTCCAATACGGCTTTAGCGCCCAACTTAACCCCGTGATAAAATCCCTTATTCAAAGCATCCTTAAAGTCTTTGGATTTACCATCCCAGCCATAAATAACCTGGCATTCCTTAAAAAGACCGAGCCCTTGGTTATGTACTATGGCATCGGGGTGAACTTTCTTGACTAGAACAAACCCTTCCGGCACCGCTTGGGCTTTGGCTGCTTGCCACACTCGCATTATCAATTCAATTTCACGCGTAGATAGATCACAATGAGATTGACGAGTAATACCTACAATTTTCTTGTTTTCATCAAACTCAACCTTGTTAAGACCCCAAGTTTTAAGAAATTCAAGACACTTATATTGCTCTTTATTTAAAAGAGATTCTTTCTTAATATCCATCACGCCACCTTTCCAATATTCTGACTTTGCACATAAAGCTTTGCTAAAAGTGCAACGGTTTCCTTTGTTTCAGGTCGCTGCAATTCTTTAAATTTGCGGTTCATTGCAAGCAATTCAGCACGGCTCACAAGCATCAAATTATCCAAGCGACAATCAGTTTTAATGCCGTTTTTAAAGATTAGTGCGTGACCATTAGGGATAGGGCCATTAGCTTTCTCCCATAGGTACTTATGCTTGAGCTTCATTTGACGCTCACCATCAAACTTGCACTCGATGTAACCATCTTTCGTGATGTACTCATGACCGACTGGTGCCGCTGTATGAGGAACATTGCCTTTTTTCCACATGGTTTCAGGGCTTGGCTTGTAGCCTTTCATGCCCTTATTCCAAGTAACATGGCCTTTTTCCAAGCGACCAGTGCGGCCAGTTTTAGCGCCAATTCTGAGACAGTGAGCCTTTATCTGATCCACATTGACACTCACACCAAACTCAGCATTAAAAAGCTCGGTTAATTCCTTGCGGGGCATGGTTGTATGCTTAATCAAAAAGGCATCCATTTCGGGCGTGTATTTAAATTTCATTTAAACCTCGACATCCATATCACCAAGCGCAATGCGTGGTGCTTGTTGTTCTTGATTTAAGCCTTTGTATTGAGCGACCAACTTAACAGCATCCAATTGAGTAGCGTGCGCCTTGATAATCTCAGCACTAATACCTTGAATTGTCTGAGCGCGTTTAACCTCAGTTTCAAGCTCATCTTTATCAGCCTTAGCCAGACGATCCAATTGATCAAAAAGATGCTTGTTTAAATCTTTTAATGTACTCATCACGCCACCTTCTTATATTTTCTGTAATATTTTGCAAAACACCATGCGAACCGCTTTCTACCAAACCCTAACATCTGCTCACCATTCTGAATTTTGATGTGTCGAATCTGGTGTGTTGTGCCTTCATCAATATTTACTGCAAGTTGGCCGACCTTAAACATCACGCCACCTCAAAAGGGTCATGCCCCTTAAATTCTTCAAACAAGCGCACGGCAATCTTATTTAGCTTTCCGTTCGCCATAATGACCACACCGCGAGGAAAGTTCTTATTCACCACCTCACAATAAAAATGCGTGTCACCTGAGCTATGTCGCACACCACGGTAGCCGATGCGGACAAGCCAGATAATGAAGGCTTCGCTCATAAGGGGATGGACGCGAGTTAATTTTTTCATTAGTCACCCACCCATCTTGAGCCTTTTCGGTAGTATTCGATTTCACGCTGAGCTTCATTTTGACCAACCACTTTTTGCAGACTTGGACCATTGGTTCTAGGCGGTTCAAAGTTGCCGATTTTAGTCACAGTCCAAGGCTCAAACCCTTTGTGATGTCGAACCCAATTAACACCATCTGAATAAAACGAACCTCTTGCATCAATGCGGTGATGAGTGAGCATCCCGCCAAGAGTGTCATAGTGAGTGGCATCATCGGGGACACCATTCACTAGAGATATTTTGTTTAAGCCACTTTTAGCTGCTTCAAAATCCATAAGAGCTAAATCAAGCGCACTGGTTGGTGCGAAAGCCTTTAGAATAGTCATGATGGCCACCCCATTTGATCGCGTTTAGCCTTAATGCTTAGCTTAATTTCCTCTGCGTAAGGAGTGGATTTGAAGTAATTCCAAGCAGCAAGCAGCGCTGACTTATCTTGAGCATTTTCAATGTCCCGCAATGCTATATTGAATTCAGCTTCAAGTTGTTTTTGTTGATGCTGAGCTGCTTCGGCTTGTCTTTGTTGATGGTGATGTTCCGCGGCTTCCGCAACGTACTTAGAGTCATCCCAGCGACCAGAAAAAATATCACCCGCAAATCCAATCATTGATAAGCATTTGATCATCCCATCGGTTACGCTTTTTTTTGCGGCATCCTCGTCGACCATGTACTTACCAGTGGCTGTTTCGTAAGCCACCTTGGTTCCACCTACTTGCTGAACTTCCCCTCGAACACCATTCCAGACATACCAAACCTTAACAACAGCAGAGTGAATAACATCTTTTGGTCCACAATTAATGTAGCTCTCACTCAGCACCTCTACACCCCAATCAATGCCACATGGTCCAAAGTGTTTAGTTGCTTGCTCCACAATCCAGTAAGGTTTTGGGGAGCTGCCTTTGTATGACTTACCTGTAATCGGCTTAACCGCAGCAGGGTCTGTAATAAATACTTCGCGCCATAAATCCAGATTGTTTGAGTTGGTCGTTGCGAGTGTTCCATTTAAATCCACTTGAGCGTTCATAACCTTCTCCTAAGCCGCCCACGAAACAAGATCAGATTTAATCTTTTCAAGTCGTGCCATGGTTTCACGTGCATATTGAATGCGTGTGCTGTCTGAATACTTGTCATCAAGACAAAGGGAAATAAATTCTGTGCCGCGGCCCACATAGGTCAGACTGATCGTATTGCCTTCAACCTTGATCACGTCATCAGGGGTAGACATGCTTTCAATTTCACCCGCAAGCTGTAGCAATTGGCTTTCAATGCGGGCTACCTCGATAGACTGTATTGCTGCAACACATCCGCGGAGTTGAGTAATTGCGTTCATAATTCCCCCTTAACCATTAACCGAAATACGGAGAGATTCTTTACATTCGCCTGATTTCTCTTTTAGTGCGCCATAAATCTTCTTTGCCGTCTCAACATCCCCACACACCAAATTGAAAGGAATATCAAAGCAGTGCCATTTACCAGGCAGAACATTTTGAGCACTTGCCTGATGGTTATCGCTCATGAAGTCAGCAATATCTTGAGGGAATTTAACTCCAAGTCTTGCTTCAATTTCTGAAACACTTAGGTTTCCAAGCATGATGTTCATTTCACACCCCCAACAATCGCAGCGTTAATTTTTTGAATTTCATACTGGTCGATGTACGCATTCACAGTTTCATCGGAATGCACCACGTTCAGGATTTCAGTACGATCCACTGAAGCATCATCCATTTGATAACGAACATAGATGCTGTATTCGTCAGCTTTGATGGTAGCGACACAGATCTGATTGCAGTTCACGCTCTCAACTTCGTAATGCTTTGCAGCGATATTCACTTGTGGTTCTGATAACTCATCAGCAGTCTTAGCTGGCTGAACCGCATAAGCCGTTACCAGTGCCGCGCTTATGGATGCTGCAATTAATGCAGACTTGAGAATATTGGATTTAGTTGTCATAATGACCTCGTTGTGTTGAAGCCCAGTTCCCGTCGAAAGTAGCTGGGCTTTTTTGTGTTTACGAGATCAATAGTAAACATGGTGTGTACCTTAGTCAACACTTATAATAAACAAATGTGTAATTATTTTATAAACAACTGTTTTATATAGACATAAAAAAAGACCGCATAAGCAGTCTTAAAATTTCATTTTGTTTACTTATTTATGGCAGTGAATTTTGCACATTGAACGCATAAGCAACAACTTCAAACTCCTGGTCGATAATCTCTTGCTGCGTCAAAACTTCTTCTTTGTATTCGTCACTATTGGCGCTAACAATCCTTATGCCGCCCATTGGCATTCTGTATAGGTACTTAAACTTAAAAAGACCACCGTGGCATATTGCATAAATCTTGCCATCAATAACATTTTTTCTGCCTATATCAACATAAACCGTTGCACCATCATTTATGACTGGAGTCATTGAATTGCCAAACGCTGTTAATGCAAGCGCATTTGCTGGATCAACACCATAACGCCTTAATGTTGAGGCGCTTAGTCTTAATTTTCTTGTTTCTGTATTTATGATTTCGCCAAGCGATCCTGAGCCACAAGACACCAAAACATCTTTATAAAACGGCACTTCAACCTCATCGCTATCTAGTGGAGTGGAGCTATCCCACCCTGCAACACGCGAAACATCCCCGCCAGAACTATCATTTACACCACTTAAAACCCAATTTGCAGAACAACCAAACTCAGCAGCCGCTTTTAAAGCTCCAGCTTTTGATACACCGCGCTTCTTCCAATTGGTCAGCGTTTGTGGTGACTCATCAATACGCCTTGCTATTTCTTCCTGACTCAACCCATTGCTTACTTCAAGCAGTCTTTTAAATGATTCGTGCATAACAAACCCCTTTTATTCTTGGTTTTATTATCTCAGCAGTAAACAAATTGTGTTAAACAAATGATTTGACATCAGTAAACACAGCGTTTACTATCTAATACACAAATGTTTAGTGGAGAGTGAAATGTCTATCAATACTGATAAAGACATCATTGTTGCTCTTGGTGGGTCAACAAAAGTTGCTGAGATGCTCGGCCTAAAGAGCAAACAGCGAGTCCAAAACTGGATGACAAGAGGGATACCTGCGGAAGTAAAGCTCCAGTATCCGCACATCTTCTTAAATCCGCATATTTCAGGCGTGGTTCGCAACAAGGATGTTGCGTGATGGGGGTTAATGACATGCAAGAAGCATTGGATTTAGGTTTTCTTGATGTGCATGGGAAAAAGACTGACTCAACATCGGTTCGCATGACGCATGAGGCGTTGCAGGCGATTGATGCGCTGGCAGCAATGGACGACATAAAACGCTCGGAATGGATTCGGGATGCAGCCATTGAGAAGCTCCTGAAGTTCAAGAAACAACATGAGTATCTCAGCAGAGCGTTTGGTAATACCACGAATACGATGAATACATCGTCCGCAAATAAAGAAAGCCCAGTAGCGCGAACTACTGAGCCTGACGTTCAATAAGGAGATTAGCCAAATATGAACATGCCAATTTTAACACAATCAAATGCTAATACAAATCAAGTAACAATGTCGTCGCCTGATCTTGTTGACTACATCAATGCACATCGCAAAGAAGTTGCAACGATTGAGAAGCCTTATGTTGAATTAAGCCATAGCGACTTTATGCGAAAAGTTCCAAGAGTTTTGAGTGATGAGGGTAGCCGAAAATTTTCTGACACCTATGTTCACACCCAAAACGGTCAAACATACCCATGTTTTCGCTTCCCAAAACGCGAAGCTTGTCTTATGGCTATGTCATATAGCTACGAATTACAGGCTCAAGTTTTTGACCGTATGACTGCGATGGAAAACCATATTGCGACACAAAACCTACCATCCTACATGATCGAAGATCCAATCGAACGTGCTGAAAAGTGGATTGAGGAAGCAAAGCAAAAACAAGCTGTAATTCACCAGTTAGAAATCCAAGCCCCTAAAGTTGCTTTCGTGGACAAATATGTTGCTGGCAATGGCAATAAAACATTCCGTCAGGTTGCAAAGCTATTGAGCGCAAATGAGCGGGCATTCCGCGACTTCTTAGAGAAGGAAGGAATCATGTACAAGCTCAATGGCGAGTGGACTGCATACCAAAAGCATGTAGATGCAAAGCGATTCCATAACAACACAGGTGTAAGCGATTCAGGCCACACATTCAACCGATCTCTATTCACACCAAAAGGTATCGAGTGGATTGCTGGGGAGTGGGCTAAGTTCAACTTGCGAGGTGCGGCATGAACCACCTAACCCGCCAATTTATCGACCAATACAACAGAGAGCATCCAGACTTTGCATCTCGTTATTGTTCGGTTGCTGATCTGTATGACGCAGACCTCGACATTTTCCATATTGAAGAAGTGCAGGATGAGTACGTTGAATTTAAACAAGGAGTTAAAAATGCTTAGCACTGGAAACTCTACTGTTGACGCTATTGGTAACTTCAACTTTGAAGGGAACATCATTCCTGTTAATTGGTTCAGCACCTTCAAACTTTCAAACGGAAAGCCTGATGTAAATGCAATCATTATTCTTTCTGAAATCGTGTACTGGCATCGCCCATCTGTTATTCGTGATGAAGAAACAGGACAGATAACTGGTATTAAAAAGAAGTTTAAAGCAGACCTCTTGCAGCGCTCTTATGGCAGCTTTTCAGATCAATTCGGGCTTACTAAAATTCAAGTTCGTGACGCTTTAGAGCGCCTTGAAAACTTTGGTGTAATCAAGAAGCACTTCCGAACCATCACTGTAAACAACACTAAATTAAACAATGTTTTGTTCATTGATTTGATTACCCCTGTCTTGTTTAAAGTGACCACCCTATCAAGTTATAACTTTGGAGGGTATCAAGTTATAAATGCAGAGGCTCCCCATTTAGAACTCGATACAAATACAAAGACTACTACAGAGATTACTACAGAGATTAGAAGAAGCACTGCTGAGCTAACTCAAATCCTAAAAGGAAAAAAACCTGTAGAAGCATTAATCGCAATTGGTCTTGAGAAGGATGTAGCTCAAAGATTCAATGAACACCGTAAAGCACTTAAAAAACCTTTAACCCTTGAAGGTCTAATTAAGCATTATCACGAAAGTTGCAATGCAGGCATTAGCACAAATGATGCAGCTCGAATTGTATTGAGTGAATCATGGATTGGATTTGCTAATCGTTACAACTGGAAACCTGTTTATGAATCCATGAATGCGGAATCCAAGCCAAAGCAACCAGAAGCACCTCAAAACCTTAAAACAGTGAAGGGAGCTTGGTAATGTCAGATATTCATAACATCGCAATTGAGCAATGTGTCCTTGCTGCACTAATGACGGTTCAAGACTCTTATGAAACTGTGGCAGGTGATTTAACGCAAGACTGCTTCTTCTCAACAAAGCATCAAGAGATTTTTAAAGCCATTTCCGAATTGGCTGATGCTGGAAAACCTTATGACGTTGTACTGGTTGAACAAAAACTGAATCAAAGTAAATCGTTGGTTGATGCGACTGAGTATTTGATGACCCTTATGTCTGAAGCACCAGCAAGTTTTTATAACTTGGGTAGCTATGTTTCTGAACTCAACAAATTAAAAACACATCGCAAGGTTGAAGAAATCGGCAAGAAGATTTCCATGATTGCCCATGACTTAAATCTGGATGACGTTTTTTCAGAAGCGGAAGGTTTATTTAGTGGATCTGATAATCAAGATCAAAACCACTTAGGCGCAAGCTTTGAAGATTCAATTAACAGCGCTTTGCAGAAGATGATCGAGAAAGCCGAAGCAATGGCAGCGGGTAAACCATCGGGTGTGAGATTCAATCTACCTACCTTGGACAACCTCATCGGTACGGTTCAAAAAGGTCATTTGTGTGTCGTTGGTGGTAGACCGGGTTCAGGTAAATCTACTTTAGCTCAAATGCTGGCACTGGATACTGCAATCAAAAACAAAGGTGTGCTGTTTGTATCGGCTGAGATGGATAAAGAGACTTTGGCCAATCGCATGATTAGCGCATTGAGTCTGATCCCTTATGACGAATTACATAATGCCCGCATGTCGTCAGGTGTGCTGAATGACTTCACTAACGCTCAAGCTGCTTATGCAAAATTGCCAATTTGGATCGAACCAAAGCAAAAGCCAACATTAAGCGAAGTTCGTACCTACGTTCGCAAAGCAGAGCGCAGATTTAAGAAGGTTGGACTCGGCTGCATCGTTATTGACTACTTGCAACTACTTCGCAATCCAAGCCAAAGAGACCGCATTCAAGAGGTGGCATCCATTAGCCGTGAACTCAAATCTATGGCGAAAGAGTTTGAATGCCCAGTGATTGCATTGGTCCAGTTGAATCGTGATGCAGACAAAGGCTCACGCCCAAAGAGTTCAGACATTAAAGAATCGGGTCAGATTGAACAGGATGCAGACCAGATCGTTTTATTACACCCAAAACTTCAATCAGAGGACTTGATGCCAACTGGTGTGACTGAGGTGTTAGTGACTAAAAACCGTCATGGCAAGAAAGGAATTGTGTTGGTTCAGGATCAATTGGATGTATGCCGTTTTGCAAGTGTGGCTCAAGAGCAAGTAGGGGGTGGGGTGTGAGTTTTACTGTTCCAGAGAAATACAGAATTAAATCAGGACCATTGGCGAGCAGTGAGAGCTATGGAAATAATGGTGCATTTTGGGTGAAGACCAAGAAATGTGTTTTCACTGTCATTGCTAGCGATCAAATGGGCTGGGAGCATGTCAGTGTTTCACTTCCGTCACGTTGTCCAACTTGGGAAGAGATGTGTTTCATCAAGTCCTTATTTTGGAGTGAAGATGACTGCGTAATTCAGTATCACCCACCTAAAAGCGACTATGTGAACAATCACCAGTATTGCTTACACATGTGGCGACCAATAGAACAATCGTTACCTACTCCACCAAGCTTTATGGTTGGTAAGGCAGGTGCAGTATGAACGAATTACTACAACAGCGTATCGAATCTGTGCAAGCGGGTCGAAATACAACTCATGCTCAGATTGAAGCTAAACGCAGTCTACGTGAGCAACTTGATAGTGATCTTAAGGCTTTCTTAAAAAACGGTGGAGCTGTTGAGCAATTACCTCAAGGCTTTTCGGGTGAATGCAGCAAAGGGTGGAATGGCTCAAAACCAAAATCTCAAAAGACTATGCGTGAAGTGATGGCGAGTGCTGTATCAGAAGCCCATAAGAAGCGTGCTCGACAAAAAGAGGATCAGACGCCTCTAGCAGAGATTAAGGCTTTGGATCGGTGGTGCAAAGAACGCAAAGGCCGTGGTGGTGAGCTTTGCCGAGAGTTGAAAGTAGCTCATTCATTCATATCGCAAATAACCAATCAAACCAGACCGTGCTCAAAAGAGCGTTATGAGCAAATTAAGTTAGCAATGGAAGCGATTGAGAAATGGGAGCAGGTGGCATGAATTTAACAATCGAACAAATGCGGGAAATTGTGGATGGGGCGCCAAATTTAACATCAGTAGTGATAAGCACTTACTGTCTTTTTACTAAAAGTTATTGGAGTGGCAACGGCCAAGATTGTGAAAGCTGTGTTGATTTAAGCGACCTCCGCGCCGCTCTAGCCGACCACGACCGAACCGACCATGTAACCGATATCCGCAATCACATTAGTCCCAATACGAGAGTTTCAGAGGCGCATGTGAATGAAGCATTTAAATTGAATAGTTTGGGGTGACGGAATGAAATTAACCAAACAGCAGCGCACAGACTTAAAAATGAAATTTGGTGGCCATTGTGCTTATTGCGGTTGTGAGCTGGGTGATAAGTGGCATGCAGATCATATTGAAGCGGTAAAGCGCGACATCATCTATGTGGGTGGCGGAAAGTTAATTTCAGGCGAAATGACAAAACCGCACTTGGACACAATTGAAAATATGAATCCAGCATGCGTGCCTTGTAATTCTAATAAGTCCTCAATGTCGCTTAAGTCATGGCGAAGCCTATTAACACATTACCGAGACGTTCAATTGCTTCGGGATAGCACACATGCACGTCACTTACATCGTTTTGGATTGATAGAAATCAAATCTGAACCTGTGGTGTTCTTTTTCGAGAAGTGGGGTGCCAATGACTGACTTAATCATCGGCATCGATCCAGACTTGGAAAAATCAGGAGTGGCTGTCTTAGGACAGTCGCTGGAACTCAAAAATTTAACCTTTCCTGAAACTGTAGAGCTATTCCGCACTCATCAGGATGAAATCAAGAAAGTGGTCATTGAAGCGGGTTGGCTGAATAAGAAATCTAATTTCCGTTTTGGCCATTCTAAGACCGCAGGAGAGAAGATTGCTAAGAATGTTGGGGAGAACCACGCAACAGGCAAATTACTCGCTGAAATGGCAAAAGAATGCGGTTTGGCGGTGGTATTGGTTAAGCCGACACGTACAAAGTTGAAGGCAGAAGATTTTAATCGAATTACAGGTTGGCAAGGCAGAACGAATCAAGAGCAACGTGATGCGGGAATGCTGATTTGGGGGGTGAAGTGATGATTTTAATTACTACAGGTTGGACAGGATTATCGGTTCGTCGTTGTCATGAGTTTGGACACGAAGCATTGCCTAAAATTCTGCAAATTGATTTGATCTTTTGCACAATCTTTATCTTTGGTAAGCATGGTCGCTTCTTTGATTTTATGCGCCAGTATTTTCGCAATTGGGGTGCTGAGGCTTATCCGCAATACAGGCAGCAAGTAAAGGCGATTAAATCAAAGGTTAGAGCGCAAGAGCGAAAGTATAGCGATCAACGAATTAAAAACCTTGAGGCTGATTTGCTTAAAAAGACTCAGCAGTACAACAAGCTTTACAACGATACGATTGAGATTCGAAACCTTGCTTATGCGGTGCGGAATTTAGAGAAAGTTGATTTCAAGAAATTAGAAGATATTTAAGGGGAATAGGGATGAATGCGATGGTGAAAACAAAACTAATGGATTGGTCGAAGTTTACAGTTGATGAATGGCTTAAGCAGTATGGTGCGTATATTTCTCAATGCCGTATGCGTGGAGGTGATGCTCCAGATCGGTTGGAGGTAAATCAAATTCATTGGTTGGTGCGTGAGAATGATCCGTGTGGCCGTGGGAGTTATGGGAAGTTTGTATATCTTCAAATTGGGGAGTTTGAAGCTGGTCATATTGAACGGATGCTTTGTGATATTCGGACGTCAAAACGCATTTGCAAATCCGCAAAAGTTGCTGTGGAGTTGTATTTTCAAAAGATGATTCGAGGTTTAACGCTTGATCAACTAGATGAAGAATTCACCCTAAGTCGTAGCTCAATCAACAACATGGTGTTCGCAGGGAAATATTACGCTGCGGGACATGATAAGCGATTAAAAATTGATTAAAGCTTGCGTTTAAATGGGAATATGCTATTTTATGTTATAAGTGACCGAAGTGTAAGTTGATGCACTTGTTACATAATTACAACTGACGACAGATATTCCATTTTGTTATAGTTATAACTATGGCGCTAGTTAAAGGCCTAAGTCTAAGAAGCTCACAAAATCTGTGGGCTTTTTGCGTTCTATAACTTTATAAAAAGGAATATAAAATATGTTAAGCAAAGAAATTATTTCAAAAGCTTATGAAAATTTTTTAATTGATAATCAACAAACTAATAACGTAGTGCGAGATATTAGGTGTATATTTCTAGAAATAGAAAATATAACAGAGGGAAAATTAATACTGAGTGATCCAATTGGGCACCCAACCTCAACCCCAGCATTTTATTTATCAAATGATACAAAGAAAGTTCCTATTTATTATGAAGAGTTCCCGAAAACCTCATCCGATAGAGAAACGATAGAAAATTTCATTTTTGATATAGCAGGGAAATTAAAATAGTAAATAAAGCTCGCCAAATGGTGGGCTTTTTTATTGTCTGAAATAAAGCGCCATTAGCTCAACTGGAAAGAGCATGGGTTTTCTATACCAATGGTTGTGGGTTCGAATCCTACATGGCGTGCCAATGGGCCTTAAGCTTAAGTGGTATAAGCGTCCCGCTCATAACGGGGAGATAATCAGTTCAAATCTGATCGGGCCCACCAAATATAAAAAGACATTTGTCCTGCTGATGGTACCCTCACAAATGAAGGTACCATCCCGCTAAGGAGATCCACATGCTCCAATTTTTCCTTTGCCTATTCGGCCTTCATGGTGCGACTGAGATCGATTACACGGTTGATGATGAAGAAATCAAAGTGTGTCGTGATTGCTTGAAAGAAATAAAGTGACTTAATTCAATTTAATCGTTAAAATCACTTAGTAATTAACAGTTTATTTTTAAAACGAGTTAGATCTCAAATATAATACATATTATCTTACCGATTATTCAAAATCTCCACATTTTGGATTTCAAGTTTCGCCCACATCGACCCCAATGATGTGGGTTTTTTTTGACTAAAAAATTGCCGAACGTATTACGGCATATAAGACCCCTCGCATTCTAGATGTTGAGGGGTTTTTCTTTTCTTATTTGAACTATCCGGAAATACCGGAAGGTTGGTTGTATGGACATAGTATCTGCACAAAGGGAATTAAAAGAACATTGCGACCAGATTGATATTTTACTCAGCCTGTCCCGCAGCATGATGACTGCTAAAGAGATGGTGAATGTTGATGAAAAGCTTAAACGCCACCGAGAGCGGGCAAGAGACATCAGAATCAATCTCTATGAAGCGCAACCCCAAAAGACTCGCAGCAATCAGAAAGCTGCCATGTATTCGATGCGGTAATCCACACAGCCAGGCTGCTCATTCAAATTCAAGCCGTGACGGTAAAGGCAGGGGATTGAAGGCTGATGATAACAAGACCGTTTGCCTATGTCCGACCTGTCACCATCTGTTCGATACCTTTCAATTGGGTAGCCGAGCAGAGAGTGAAGTAATGTTTGATCAGTGGTTGGTGAAGGTGAACCGGATGTTGGCGATGGAAGATAAAGAGGTGTTTTGATGAAGCAAGCTACGTTTTCACCGGTATTTGCATCCATGTATTGTGGTTTGTGCGACATCGCCAGAAACAATGGTTATGCGCTAACAGTTCACGGCACCATGAATCTTGATTTTGATTTAGTCGCCATTCCTTGGACAGATCAAGCAATTGAGCCGGAAGAGTTAATCAAGTTAATAGCTGATCGTTGTAATTTGCTAACTGGCCAAGAATTCGGTACAGGGATTTATCAGAAGGACCCAGAAATTAAGCCGCATGGTCGGTTGGCTTGGCTGGTTATAGTTGGCAGTGGTGCTGCTTTAGATATCAGTGTCATGCCAAAGCTAAGTAATTGAAATTATTATCGTACGAAGTTTTAGGAGCAGGAAATGCAAAAAGCCGTGTTTCCTATCCAGAGTCATGCCGACATCACCAAAGCCATTAACTTTATGCATACCAATTACACGCAAGCGATTAATGAGGGTAAGCCGTTAAGGGTGGTGATTGATCAGAAGCAGGATGATAGATCCACTGCACAGAATAGGCTCATGTGGATGTGGTACGGCCAGATAGAGAAAAAGACTGGTCAGGATAAAGATTCACTTCATTACGAGTTCAAGAAACGCTTTCTGATTTATATCTATCGTCGAGATGATCAAGAGTTTGCTGAGATGTGTAAGGCAATTGCCAAGGTGAAACAGTCTGAACCGGATGAGTATGAAACTATCGGTAAGCAGGTGATCAGACTTTGCAGCACAACCAAGGCCACAGTTAAGCAGATGACCGAGTATTTGAATTGCGTACATGATTTTACTGTCACGCAGTTGGGTATTCATTTGACTGTGCCGGATGATTTGAAGTGGTGTTATCAGGAGTAAAGATATGGCGAACCTAACGCCTAAACAGCAAAGGTTTGTCGAAGAATATCTGATAGACCTTAATGCTACGCAAGCAGCTATTCGTGCGGGTTATAGCGAAAAGACAGCACAGCAGATGGGAAGTGAAAACCTGTTAAAACCTGTTATCGCTGAAGCTATCGCAGAAGCACAAAACAAACGTACTGAACAAACCCAAATCGATGCTGCCTATGTACTAAGACGACTGGTTGAAATCGATCAGATGGATGTCTTGGACATCATGGATGACCAGATGAAGATCAGGCCAGTGAATGAATGGCCTAAAGTTTGGCGGCAGTATGTGACCAATCTTGAGAATCTTGAACTGAGTGATGGTGAAGGTTGTTTTAAAAAGATCAAATGGCCTGACAAGGTGAAGAATCTTGAGTTACTAGGTAGGCATGTCTCTGTGGGCGCATTTAAAGACAAGGTAGAACATTCAGGAAAACTTGAGATTCAATCACTATCCGACCTGATGGATGAACTTAGCAGCGATTAATAAGGAGGGCTTATGCTTAAACCTGAGCATAGAGCAAAACTTATTGATCAGCATTGGCGTTTAAATAACTTATATAAAATTACCGATAAAAACGGCAAAGAAGTCAAGTTCAAGATGACTCTTGAGCAGCTTGAGTACTTTGAAAATGAGTGGTCGAGAAACATCATCTTAAAAGCGCGTCAGCTCGGTTTTACGACTGAGATGTGCATCATTCAACTGGATGCTGCATTGTTCATGTCTGATAAGTGTGCCTTGATTGCACATACCTTGCATGACGCTAAACGCTTGTTTCGGGAAAAGGTTAAATACGCTTATGAGAAGTTGCCGCATCCATTACGCGCAGCCAATCCATTAAGCATTGAGACTAAAGAGGAGCTTGTATTCTCCAAAGGTGGATCGGTCACAGTCAGTACGTCATTCCGTGGTGGAACGCTAAAGCGATTGCATATTTCCGAGTTCGGTAAGATTTGTGCCAAGTATCCAGATAAGGCCCGTGAGATTGTCACTGGTGCTTTTGAGGCGGTTGGCTTGGGTGGAAAGATTACGCTTGAGTCTACAGCTGAAGGTAAGTCGGGTTATTTTTACGACTACTGCCAAACTGCTGAGAAATTGCAACTGCAAGGTAGAACACTTGGCATTCTGGACTGGAAATTCTTTTTCTTCTCATGGTGGAAGAATCATGATTATGCCTTACCAGTTACAGCTGAGATTCCGCAGCGCCTAAAAGATTACTTTGCTGAACTAAAAGCCAAATACAACATCCATACCACACCAGAGCAGCAGCAATGGTACTGGCAAAAAGAGAAAACGCTCGGTGAAGATATTAAGCGTGAGTATCCATCTATTCCATCTGAGGCCTTTGCTCAGTCAGTAGAGGGCGCTTACTACAAGAAGCAATTCAAATTCTTGTACGAGAATGGCCGCATTGGTGAGTTGCCTGATAATTCTCATTTGGATGTGATGACCTTCTGGGATTTGGGTGTATCAGATTCCATGGTGATCTGGTTTATTCGCAAGATCGGTGATGATCATTATCAAGTGATTGATTACTACGAAAACTCAGGCGAAGGCATGCGTCATTACTTCAAGGTCTTGAAGGATCGCGGCTATACCTATTCAGCACATTATGCTCCACATGATATTCAAAACCGTTCATTGATGAACGATGGTAAATCTCGTCTTGATATTGCCAAAGAAGGTTATGAGATTGACGGGGCAAAATATTCAGTGCGCTTTCAAGTGGTCCCTAATATTGGAATCATGGATGGCATTGAGTTGGCTCGTGAAATCCTACCTCGATGCGAGTTTGATGAAACCAAGTGTGGGGAAGGTATTTGCCATTTAGAAAACTATCGCAAAGAGTGGGATGACAAGCGTGGCTGTTGGAAAGATAAGCCACTTCATGACCACACTTCGCATGGTGCCGATGGGTTTAGATATTTTGCTGTAGCGATGGGTAAAAAAGATCGCAAGCCGCAACAACAACGAATAGGTTTTATATGAGTGTAAGTACACAACACCCAGAGTATGCAAAGCACTACCCTAAATGGGTGATGATGCGTGATGCACTCAATGATGAAGTTATTAAAAAAGGCACAGTATATTTATCAAAGACGCCCGGTATGTTGGCGCTTGATAGAGAGGGTTTAGACCCTGAGCAAAATGTCTATTGTGGATATAAGAACCGCGCTCAATACCCGCTATGGGTATCTGACTCGGTACGCACAATGAACGGCTTGCTCACAAGATTAAAGCCTGAAGTTGATCTTGTGCATAAGCAACTAGAGATTCTTAAAACGCAAGCAACAGATGACGGTTTTGGTCTTGACCAGTTGTTTATTCGTTGCTGTGTTGAAGCACTTGGCAAAGGTCGCTATGGCTTGCTGGTTGATTTTGACGATAAAGGGCAGCCGTATATCTCAATGTACGACAGTTTAAGTATTATCAATTGGAAGCTTGGTGATGTTGGTGGTCGTCGTGATGCAAAACTTGTTGTTCTGCAAGAGAGTCATTTAAAAGCCGATCAAAGCAAGTATGGCCACGAATCAGAAGTGCTTTATCGTGAGCTTGAATTGGTTGATAACCAGTACGAAGTTCGACTGCTTACTGAAAGTGGAAAAGAAGTAGAAAGTTTTGAGCCTAAAATGGGTGCAAAACGGCTTAACTTTATCCCTTTTGTCTTTGGTGGCTCTTTAGATAACTCGCCTGAGATTGACGATATTCCGCTTTACTCAATGGCGAAGTGTGCTGTTAAGTATTACCAGTTGAGTGCTGATTATTACCAAAGTCTTTACTTGACCGCACATCCACAGCCTTACACGATTGGCGCTGATAATGTTGATCTAAAGGTTTCAGGTCCAATGATGCTCTGGGTATTACCTCAAGGCGCTTCATGCGGATTTATGGAAATCCAAGGTAATGGTATTGAAAAAACCAAAACTGAAATGGATTCTCAAAAGACCGCAGCAATCGAAGTGGGTGCAAAAGTGCTCGATGCTGGCTCCAATGAGTCAGGCGAAGCGCGTAAGGCTCGTCAAAACGACCAACATGCATCACTTCATACTGTAGTCAACGCAGCAGCAGAAGCGATTGAACAAGCGTGTAAGTATGCTGCATTGTGGCTTGGTCTTGATGACTCTGAAATCAGATTTACAGTGCCGCTTGAATTTGCCCAAGACATTGATCCGCAGATATTGGCTCAATTGTCTAATTTGATGCTTGCTGGCAAGTTGAGTTCTGACACTGTTTGGTCATACCTGCAAACAGGCAAGATTCCTGAGCGTGATTTTGAAGCAGAGCAAGATTTGATTGAAGAAGATCAAGCAAGAATGCCTTTAAGTGGAAATACATCGAGTAACGTATGAACACAACACAAGATGCGATTCTAAGCGCCATAGCGCAACATTCTGCATATTCCTATAGATTATCCAGTGGCGAAGTAAATAAGCTCATATCGCTATTTAATCAGCAATCTAACGATATGGTTAAAGAGCTTCAAAGCTTGCTTAATGAGTTATCGGATGCGGAAAGAGTCGCATTGAGTGGCGGGCAGTACACAACACCACTTTTAAAAGAAATTCAGGGATTGTTTGCAACATGGCAATCATCACTTGCAGTTGCATTACCTGAAGCTTTTGCGGTTTCAGCGACAGCACTGGCAGTACATGAAGCCACATTTGCAGCAAAATTGGTTGGCGAGAAGATTAGCCTTAATGGTGAAAAGATTATCAAGAAAGCAAAGAAAATACCTGTTGTGGGTGGTGCTTTGGTTGATGAGCTTTTTAACAAAATTAAAGATGATGCTCGGCTTCGTGTTGAATATGCAATCAGGCAAGGTATTACTGATGGCTGGACGAATCAACAGATCGTGCAGCGCATCAAAGGCAAGAAGGCATTGAATTACCAAGATGGGATTCTGCAACAGTCGAGAAGTGATATTGATCGTGTTGTGAGAACGAGCCGAAGCCATGTAGCAAATACGGCTTATATGGATACATACAAAGCAATTGGATTCACACACATTAAATTCGTAGCCACACTCGATGGTCGTGTGTCAAAAACGTGCGCCAGTCTTGACCAATCCATGTGGGAAATCGAAAGCCCTAAGATTAGGCGACCACCACTGCATCCGCATTGCCGATCTGTATTGGTTGGTGTTGATGCTGATGGGAACTTGGCAGGCAAACGTCCTTTTGTGATGGATGAGCGTAAAGTCAAAGATATTCCAGGTGATGAGCGCAAAGATTTAATTGGGCAATTAGATGCAAATACATCATTCAAGCAGTTTTTTGATAAAGCGGATGGCTTTTTTCAGAAAGAATGGCTTGGTGAAAAACGCTATAAGTTATTCAAAGAAGGAAATTACAGCATCGATAAGTTTGTCGATCCGCTGGGGCGTCAATACACGCTGGATGAGTTAAAGGTGCTGGATGCTAAGACGTTTAAGGAGTTGGGATTGTGAGTAAAAAGGAACCAAAAGAAATAGGATTGAAGCGCACAGTTTGGCTATTTGAGCGTGAAGTATTGGAAAGGTTTGAAAATACAAATCTGGACGATCATCACAAAGTTCTTGAGTTCAATTTATTTTCGATGAAATATGAAATTAAACCTAAATTTAACAATGGTCGAGCGGATGCAATAACAATGCGCAACACCGCAAATCATTGGTTCAAGATATGGTTTGCTGCTTATGCTGCATGTACAGCAGACCTGAATCGAGCCAAATAAACCAAATCCAAACTTAGACCCAAACGGGTCTTTTTTTATGTCAAAAAATCCGCTAGGCGGTAACTCTAGGAGTTTCAAAATGTCTGACGACAACCAAAACCAAGATCAGGAAATTGATCTGAACAACCCGAAAATCCAAGCCTATATTGAAGAGCAGGTTAAAGGTTTAAAGAATAAAAATTCTGAGTTGCTAGGCAGCCTCAAGGATTTAAAAGACTTTAAAACTAAGTTCGATGGCGTGGATGTGGATGCAATGCTTTCGCTTGCTGAAAAAGCCAAACAAGACGAACTCACTCGAAAACTTGCTGAGGGCAAATTCGATGAAGTTCTTGCTCAGAAAACCGATTTAATGCGCCAAGACTTTGAGAGCAAATTAAGTGATGCAACTTCACGCGCTCAAACATTGGAAAGCAAGGTTTTAAACGGTTTTATTGCGACTTATGCAGCCCAAGCGGGTGTGCAACCTGAAGCGATTGATCTAGTGAATATGTTGGCCCAAAGCCAATTTAAGTTAGATGCCAATGGCGACCCAGTGGCGGTAAATGCGCAAGGTGAAGTGATTAACGGTAAAGATGGCAAAACACCGCTTTCAATTACTGATTGGTTGGCTTCATTGCGTGAATCTAAGCCGTTGTTATGGGGCGCTCCACAAGGTTCAGGTGCTCAAGGGTCAAAAGGTAGCGGGAAAGTAGACATTTTAAAAGCTGATGGCTCGGTCAATTTGACCAAGCTAGGGCAACTGCGAAATGAAAATCCACAGCTTGCAAAGCAAGTCGCTGCGGAACACGGCATTAAATTAAATTAAAAGGATGAAGCTCAATGGCTGAAACTAAAATTAGTAACGTAATCGTACCTGAATTATTTAATCAGTACGTTTTAAACAAAACCGCAGAAAAGTCTGCGTTATGGCAATCAGGTATTGTTGCTGGGTTGGATCAACCTATCGCATTCGGTACAGCAGGCGGCACAACTGTCAATTTGCCATTCTGGAATGATTTAACAGGTGAATCAGAGGTTTTATCTGACAGTACATCATTAACTGTGGGTAACATTACAGCATCAAAAGACGTTGCAATTCTTCATGCGCGTGGTCGAGCATGGGGTGCAAATGACCTTGCAAAAGCATTGTCGGGTGATGATCCGATGGGTGCGATTGGTGACTTGGTTGCTGATTACTGGGCGCGTCAAATGCAGGGCATCTTGTTAAGTTCGCTTGGTGGTGTTTTTGCTGCAACAAACATGACTGGCAATGTACTGGACATTTCAGGCGGAACAGGCACAGCAGCGGTAATTGATGGCGCATCATTCATTGATGCATCTTACAAGCTTGGTGATGCTACAGATAAGTTGACTGCGGTAGCAATGCACTCAGCAACTATGGCAAAACTTGCTAAAGATGGCTTGATCGAAACTGTGCGTGATTCCGATGGCGTTGAGTTGTATAAAACTTACATGTCAAAGCGCGTCATTGTAGATGATGGTCTACCAGTTGAAGCGGGTGTTTATACCACATACCTGTTTGGCGAGGGTGCAGTCGGTTATCAAAACGTGGGTGCGCCTGTTGGTGTGGAAACGGATCGTGACAGCCTTGCAGGTTCGGACATCCTGATTAACCGTCAACACTTTGTACTTCATGCGCGTGGTGTGAAGTGGGCAGGCACTACAGGTATTGCGCCAAACAATGCTGGCCTTAAAACTAGCACTAACTGGTCGCGTGTTTATGAGAACAAGCAAATCCGTATGGTTGCTTTCAAACATAAGCTCGCTTAACCGAAATAAGGGTGTGGCAAATTGCCATGCCCTTTTTTATTTGGAGTATGACATGGGATTAGCAGCATTTAACCGTATGCGTCGTGAACAAGCCGAGCGTGAAGCGAAAGAACAAGAGGAAGAAGTTCAAGAAAAACCGATCAATAAAATGACGGTTAATGAACTGCGTGAAAAACTTTCAAGCTTGGGTGTGAACGCGGAAGAATCAGCTAAAAAAGCTGAATTAATCAGCCTGCTTGAAAGTGTTTTGTTGATTGATTCAAAGCAAGCAGATCAGCAAGAAGATATTAAGCAAAATGGCGATGAATCTACCCAAGATGAATCGACAGAACAACAACAGCCCGAGTAAATAATATGAGCTATATCACAGAACAAGAAGCCTTAGACAATGTAACCGAGTTTGCTAGTCAAACGGCTAGTGATAAAGCTCGTTTACTTGCTCAATCAGAAGCGTATCTCCGCGCTCGTAATGTCAAAGAATACAAAGATGGTGCAGATGTACCGCAAGCCTTGAAGCTCGCCTGTTATGAGGTGATTAATGGCATTATTGCAGGGCAATTGTATCAAGGTAAAAAAGCTACAGTAACAAGCAAAACCATTTCAGCACAATCAGGCACCAGTGTTTCAAAAACCTTTACTGATGGCTCGGAAGATTTGAATGTGTATGAGCAGTTTATTGGCGAATTAATTGCGCCATTCACCAAGACTCAAGGCGCACAATGGTTGGATCGAATATGAGAGATGAGCTACAAGCCGAGCTTGCAGAAGCATTCAACGATGATTTAGCCGATGCTGTCGATTCATTCACTTGCACAAAACCAATTTATTCAGGCGTATTTAATTATGAAACGCAGACCTATCCAGTTATAGGAAATGAATCATATTCGGGGCGTGGCGTCCTGTTTGGCTCATATTTAAAAGACTTGGTGAAGCCCGCCGACTATCAAGCCGAAGATGCAAAAGCGATTGTTCTGCAAAACGAAGTAACTGCGGTGCCGCAGATTGATGATATTTGGGTAACCAGCAAAGGTGATTTCAAGGTCGTGAATATTGGTGCGGACCCAACAAACAGCATTTGGACTTGCCAACTTAGAAAGGTGTAGCAATGGGATGGAAAAACAAACCAACCAATTTTGCGCTTGAGATAGAAAAGGTTGGCGACGAGCATTTGCGAAAGGTGAGTGCTGAGATGCTGCAACAGGTGATTGTCGGCAGTCCTGTAGATACTGGAGCATTCCGTGGCAATCATCGAATATCTGTGAATAGCCCAGACAGTACATATGACCTATCCACTGCTGATAAGGGTGGTAGCGCTACACAGCAAAAAGGTAATCAAAAGATTCTTCAGGCTAAGCTGGGTGATTTGGTATATGTGCAAAATAACCTGCCTTACGCGGTTGCACTAGAAAATGGACATAGCCAGCAAAGGCCTTTGGGTATCTATTCAGTCGCCTTTATGAATGTATCGAGTAAATACAAATGATGACACTCACTCAGGCTGAAACTGAAATTTATAAAAAAATTGGTCAATTCACTGGTGTAGAAAAAGCAAACCTTCGCATTGAGAATCAACCTTTAAATAATGGCCAGCCATTTAAGGCGCCAACAGATAAGTCGTGGTGTAAAGTTTTTGTACAGTACGCTGATAGTCAGGTGGTAGCGATTGGTAATGGCCCGTGTATTCGAGATCAAGGCATTATTTCAATCCAATGTTTTGCGCCAAAAAACAAAGGCACTCTTGCCATGACTACTTTGTGTGATTCTTGGCGTTCGTTCCTGCAATCTTTCGGCGTATCTCATCTTGAAATCTATAAGGTTCATGCACCGCAGAGCATGACTGCATACAATTCCAATGGCTCAAATGAGGATGATTTTTATGGAAAGATCATTCGGGCTGAGTTTCGAGTCAACTAAACAGATTTAAACCCCACCGCCTACATGGCGGTTTTTTATTGCCTAAAATTAAGGAGCACACTATGTCATCCAAAGGCACTGATGTAGTTATCTACATTGCAAAAGAAGAGTCACCTAATGTTTTGCCCGCAGTGCCTGTCTGGCATACGTTGCGTCGAAGCACCGACTCGTTAAAGAAAACCGTTTCACTCACCGAATCTGATGAAATTGTAAATTCTCGATTTGATCAAGGCTCAGTAGCAACTTCAGGTGAAGCGACTGGCGCAATTGAATACGAACTATCGGCTTTAAGCCAAGATATTCTATTTGAAGGTGCGGCTGGTAATGTGTTTGTAGAGGACGGGGCTACTGGCGTATTCACTTTGGAAATCGGTGGTGCTGAGTTAGACACCTTCACCATCGTGAAGCATGATAAAAAACTAAACTTTATTCAAGTATTCTCAGGAGCTCGTATCGGTGAATTAACCATTCAAGGCGACACCGAAGGCAAAATCACAGGCTCTGCAACAATCAGCGCTACAGGCTACTCAAATCCAGTAGCAAGCCCTGTAACTGCACCGCTTGCTGCACCTGATACACCATTCATGTCATCTATTAACGTGAATACATTCAAAATTAATGGCGTGAGCACTGTGGGTACTGCATGTGCTGAGTCGTTCACTATTTCGATTAACAACAACCTGACAGCTCGGCCATGTCTAGGCAATCAGAGCATCATTCCAAACCGCTACACCGAAGGTAAAGTAAATATTGGTTTAAGTGCAACAGTGGTCTTAACCGAGCAATCTAAAGCCTGGATTCCTTATGTTGAATCACGCGAAACCATGACTGCTGAAATTGGCATCGAAGATACTCAAGGCAATGCTTATGGGTTCCACTTCCCTAAACTGGAACTCGATAATGATGGCATGTCGGACACCAATGCGACCGATGACCACACGCTGGCTTTAGAGTTCAAGCAGGTCAAAGTAGCACCAACCATCACACGTTCAGTTACATAACATTGGCCCCGAAAGGGGCTTTATTATTGGAAAAGAAAAAATGCAAATTACTATCTCGAAAGATTCATTAAGCACTGAAAAACATCCATCAGAGTGGGTGACTCATCCTGATGGAGGTGATTATCTCGTAGCAGGAATTAATCGACCTTCATTCCAGTACATGCAAGACAGTCACCAACAAAAAGAGCGCATGGTGCGTGAAAGCGGAGCCTTGATTACTGATGAGTTTGTGGAGCAATCTAATCGGGTATTTAGTGGCATTGTTGGTAAGTATTTGGTTTTAGGTTGGCGTGATATTCCTGCACGGATTGAATATTCGGCACAACTAGCTCACGATTTGCTCGCTTATGGAAAAACGGCCGATGATGACGAGTATGGGATGAAACTAGGCATATGGGTTATTACTCAATCCCAGCGAATCCAAATTGAAGCTGATAAAAAAAAGCGTGAAGCTCTGGGAAAGTCCGAGAACTCTACCGATACCTCAACCAGTTTGCTGGACTCAGCGAGTACCAAATAAGGTTGCGTGAAAAGCAGGGGCATGAATTACCCGATCCGCCAGCATACTCATACACAGCAAACGCCCTAATTGAAGCCTACAACGTCATTTCACGCTCACGTAGATACGAGCAAAGCACACCGTTAGCCTTGGGTATTGCTGATCTTAATGCCTATTGTGAGCAATACGAGTTACCCGTAGAGCGTTATATTTTCAATGCGGTCATCTTTGCTTTAGATAATCAGTTTATTGATGAGGCCTATAAGAAGATGAGTAAGAAATCAGCGTGAGTTGGTTTCTTTTTACAATTAATTTTTTTATTCATATACTGACACTCAATTATAAAGATATTCAACGACTAATAGTGTCGCATTAAGAACATGTCTTTTATTTTGAGGGGTGGTAGGTGGGTACAATAGAAATTAATGCCAATGAAGATCAGACTATGTTGACGGTTAATATTAAAAATAGACAGCCAGTTGAGTTAGTTGATTTCGCACAAAGTATGATAAGTCTTGGTGCTGAGTACTCGGACTACATAGCAAGCTCTCAGAATCACCTTGTGTCGGATGAGATTAAGCTTTACATCAAGGAAATTAGGCCCGGGTCAATTATCACTGAATTGGTTGCGCTTGCTCCTGCGCTTATGCCTTTTGCTGAACATGCCAATACAGTTATAGATTTTACAAATCACCTTAAATCTTGCCTCGACTACTTAAAAGGTACTGGCCCCAAACCCAATGATCTTGATAAGAAGACCCTAAACAGGGTTGTAAACTTTGTTGAGCCTGTTGCCAAGGATAGTGGTGCTGTATTGCAGTTAGATGCTTCCAATAATACAGGAACAATTACTGTAAATATAAACAGCATGGAGGCGAATGCAATTCAAAATAAAGCAGCCAAAGAAATAGACAAGATAAATGAGCCTATTGTTGGCTTGCACAAGCAAGTATTGTTGTATTGGGCGCAAACACGCGCTGACAATAGAAAAGGCTATAAGGCGGTTATTGAGAGTATTTCAAAAAAAGAAGTGAGAGCGCTTTTCGATAATGATGAAATTCAATATGAAATGATCCATAGTGAAGAGCAACTGTACAAAAAAGCTTACATTGTGGATGTGTATGTTGAAACCATCAAAGATAGGCCGGCTGTTTATAAGATAAAAAAATTCTATGAATCCATTGATCTAACAGACACAGATTAACCATCCTTCGGGAGGTTTCTTTTTGCTCGGTAAATTAGTATCTTGTGATTACTTATAAGAGGGTGTCCATATGAAGAAAATTCTAATAATAGGGATTGCAGGGCTGTTAATGGTTGGTTGTGTTAGTCCAGCAACCCAGATGATTGACAATAAGTTTCTGGATGCGCAGGTAACACAGCCTGAAGTTGTAGGAATTTGGACAACTGCTGCTGCGGGCGGCTTATCAACCATTAAGCTTAACCAAGATGGCACTGGGGCAATGTGTGAAGATAATGGGCATAGTGTAAATGTCTACCAACTTCGCAATTCTGGTAGTTTGATTTATGCTCAAAATGGAATGGCATTAAAAAAAATCACTATCAATAATCAGATCTTAAATGTCAAAACAACTTTCTCGGCTTTTAACGCTGATATGAAATATAGAGCTGATAACGAGCTAAAGTTGGCAACCCCAAGATGTGCTAAAGAAATCAATTAAAATTTAAATAACCCTAAGAAGCCTCGCGAAAGCGGGGTTTTTTATTGCCTAAATTTAGGAGTCTCTCATGACTGAAACATCACGCCTTGAAATTACCATCGATACAACCAAGGCAAAAAAAGGCACAGATGATGTCACCAAGTCATTAAGGGATGTGGAGACTCAAGGTGATAAAACAGAAAAATCAGTTAAAGATACTGCCAAGGTTATTTCCGATGCTGGGGATAAGTCTAAATCAGCTGCCAAAAAAGTTGACGATTTATCTAAAAGCATTTCAACTGCTGGAAATGAAGCAAAGACCACATCAGGAAAAATGGGCGAGCTGAGAAACACAATAGCTCAAGCCGCAAACGATGGGAAGTTTGGCTCCCACATACAGGGTTTATCTACAAAACTGTCTGGTTTGAGTGGTGGTGCGCTACTTGTTGGTGCTTCACTTGCAGGTGCTTTTGTTGGTGGCGTTGCTGTAGCGAGTGGCTACCTTGCAAGCATGACCATGGAGGTTGCTAGAGGTAATGTTGAGCTTGCGCGTTTTTCAGCAATTGCAAATACATCTATTGCTAATTTTCAGGGTTTATCTGGTGCCGCTGCAACGTTCGGTGTGACGCAAGAAAAGACAGCCGACATGTTGAAAGATTTCAATGAAAAAATCGGTGAATTTAATTCTATTGGTGCGGGTGGCGCTGTAGATTTCTTTGAACAGATTGCAGTAAAAGCCGAGAATGGCGCACAAGGAGCTAAAAAACTTGCTGAAGAAATGTCGAAAATGGACGGCATTGACGCACTTCAAACCTATGTTGATAAGCTAGAAGAAGCAGGCGTAAACCAAAAGGAGATGTCATTCTACCTTGAGTCTATGGGTTCTGATTTAACCGCATTAGCACCGCTGTTAATGGATGGCGGGAAGCTTTGGAAAGACTACCAGAAAGCAATGGAAGAGGCTGGAATTCTTACGGGTGAAGAAGCTATTCAGAAATCCATTGAATTGACCGCGCAAACAGAATCTCTTCAAATGCAGTTCGGTGCGTTAAAGAATGAATTAGCATCACAGGTAATGCCGATTCTAAGCACACTACTTTCATATTTTATGAATGGATCAACTGAAGGTGGGCGCTTTACTGGCGTAATTCAGGGTATCGGGGTTGCTGCTCAGGGTGTTGGTGTCTTAATTATTGGCCTTGCAACAGGTATGAAAAACCTTGTTGAAATCATGTCGATGGTTGTCAATCAATTCAAGACCATAGGCACAACAGCGGTGAATTTCGCCAATGCTGATGGCATCCAAGCAAAAGGCTCCGCATTGCTTTCGGGAGCGAAGGATTTTGTGTGGGGTAATGGCGCAAAGGCTGTAAAGAATATATACAACAACTCCAAGGATGGGTTTAAGGCGATTGGTAGTATTGTTTCGTCGCAAACAGGTCAATATGATGCCCTCACACAATCCATTATTAACAATCGAAAAGCTCAACTGGAGTGGAATAAGACACAAGGCAAGGGTGTTGGTGGTGGCGCAGAGCAAAACAAAAATCTCTTTCCGACCGCTAAAGCACCAAAGTCTAGCAAGGCAGAAACCAACAAGGCAGTAAATGAAGCCAAGCGATTGGCCGAACAGCAAAAACGTGAAGCTGAACGGTTGCAAGCTGAAATCGAAAGAGCTAAAGAGGGAGTAATACGAGAGTATGCGACCCGAGAGGAGAGACTTCTTATTGATTACAATAAATCAAAAGAAGAGATTGAGAAGGGGTTTGTTAATGACCCTGCAAATCGTGAACTTTATCTCAGGAAGGCTAAAGAGGCATATGATCGGGATGTTGAGTCATACCGAGCTGCTCAAAAAGAGAAATTGGATTCATATAAAAACGATCTGCTCGACCAGATGGCAAATGCTGAAAATGCGATTTTATTATCCGGTATAGCTAAAAAGTTTGGTGGAGAGGGGCTTGAGTATAAAACAGCTAGTTTAAATATTGCCTCAGCTCGTAGTAAAAGCAGTGAATTTGATTCATATACAAACAATGTGAGTCGCATTAATCAGGACTACGACACACCAGAGCAAGCTCAACAGAGATATGAATTGTTAGAGCAAGCAAAAGCCACTCATATAGCCAATATGAAAGCGCTGGATGTTGAGTATAGTGATAATACAAAGAGGCTGATTGAGGATCAGCACTCCGCAACCCTAAGTATGTACGGCTCACTGTTATCTCAGGCTGGCTCAGTCTGGGGTGATATGACTCAGATGGTCAAGGATAGCGCTGGCGAGCAGTCGGGTGCATACAAGGCTATGTTCTTAATGCAGCAGATGTTTGCAATTGGCTCAGCCTTAGTTTCTACGCACTTAGCAGCAGCTCAGGTGATGGCTGATCCGACAGCCTTAACCATGGCTCAAAAGGCAACATACTCATCGTTGATTTTAGGCATGGGTTACGCGAACGTCGGACTCATTGCGGCTCAAACAATAGCAGGCTTCGCCAGCGGTGGCTACACAGGTCACGGTGGTAAATACGAGCCAGCAGGCGTCGTACATAAAGGCGAAGGTGTCTTAACTCAAGAAGAAGTTAAAGCTCTAGGTGGGCCGCAAGGCTTTGAGGATTTGCGAAAGTCTATTCGTCGGGGCTACTCGACTGGCGGATTGGTTGCAGATACTCACCGTGTCGGTATGGGTGCTGTGAATGCGATTAATCGGGGTGCAAGTGCTGGACCAGCACAGGTAGCAGGTGCAACTATTAACATTAACAACAACACTGGCGCACAAGTCAACGCGCGTCAAAACCCCGATGGTAGTGTTGATATTGATGTGATTGAACGGCAGTTGGCTGGTCGTTTAGGCAATCCCAACAGCACGCTTTCCAAATCACTTAAGCAGAACACCACAGCATCACGGAGACGATAATGCATAAGCTGTTGTATTGCACAACCCAGTCAGGCTATTCAGCCCAGATTGGGGATGGTGTTATTTCTCAAGAGTTAGACGGTGGTGCACCAAGGTTTAAGCGTGCATTAAAAGGCACATACCATAGCGCATCAGTGCGGTGGGTGGTAAAGGATGCAGGCTATCAGTATTTAATGGCTTTTTATCGTGTCTGGGCTAGAAATCCAAATCAGCGTTTTTTAGCGAAGCTTTGTATTGATGATCCAGAGGTTGAGGATTATCAGTGCTATTTCTCTGGAAGCCCAAGCCTTGAAAGCAAAGAAGGAACAATCTACACGGTCACTGCTGAGCTTCGAGTGAAGCCGTTGAATATTGATCCGAATCTGGATGATCTTATTGTCACGGTAGCAACTGAAGGTGTGGATTTGGCTGAACTACTTAATCCACTTGATCACTTGGTGAATGTGGCTCTACCTGATGCATTGGGGAACTTATGACAGATTACACTGCATTTTTTCTTAATAATTCAGGTGGGGTGGTGCAGCTTGAATGCTTAGAAATATCCCATCCGAGTTTTACTAAGGTATTTCGATACACTCGCAATGATGAAGATGGGATACAGATTGGGGATAACTTCTATCAATATCAACCAATGTCAATCAAGCGAACCAATGTCACAAATGACCTTGATCAAAAGTTACAAGTGACTTTGGTGGACATGGAAGATGAGCTTATGGATGCGATAAAAAATATCCGAAACTCTGCTTATCCGCGAGTAAAACCAAAGATCGACTTCAAGATATATCGAGATGACGATCTTTCAGCACCTATGGTTGAGATACAAACTCTAGAAGCGCCTACAATCTCAAAGGACAGCAAGGGGCTTGTGACCTTTGATGCTCAAGCACCAGAACTAAACTCTGTGAAAACTGGGAAGCTTTACACCTTTGAAGACTATCCATTGCTTAAGGGGATCTAATGTCTATTGATAATCTACTGGATCGGACGTGGACCAAGGATTACACCTGCAATGAATTTGCATGTGAGGCTTGGAAGCAGATCACCAGTAAAGACTTAAGTAAGCGGATTGAAAAGTTTTTGAATGGTAAAGGCCGATTCAAAAGGCTGGATAAGCCGATTTCACCCTGCCTAGCGTTCTTCAAGAACAATGAGAAAAGCTCGACACATGTTGGGCTTTTTTATTGCGACAAGCTTTTACATTTAACCCCACGAGGGGTGCAGTTTGTGCCGCTAGAACTGGTGGCTATGCATTTCCGAGAAGTGAGATTCTACACATGAAAAAAATCATCATCATACGTGATCAGTTTAGCCAGAATAAAACCGAAGCCACGGTTGATGATGTGTGCAAATATCTTGCTGAACAGTTTGATAGCTTTCCAGAAAACGCACGAATTTATCATAATCATGTTTCAAAGCAGACTGATGTTACACCGAAAACCGTAGCGGATATTGAGCACCTAAAAACACTGGACGGTACTTTTTATGTAGTGATGCACCCCGAGTGGATTCAAATAGTTTTTTGGGTCGTCACTGCGATAATGGCAGCATATAGTGTCTATACGATTGCCACCATGCCCAAGCCTAATACTGGTGGAGCTGGCTCATCAAATAACGAGCTTGCAGCACGGGCCAATCAGGCACGTGTGAAAAGCCGTATTCCTGATATTTATGGGATGGTTCGCTCTTACCCCGACCTAATCGCAGTCACCTATACTTATTATCAGAATGGCATTGAAATTGAAGAATGCTTGATGGCAATAGGTCGCGGGTATTACCAGATCCATGATTGCCGTGACGGTGACACGCCTGCTGGTGCAATTAATGGTGTGAGCGTCAGTATTTATGAGCCGGGCATACCTTTGGTGGGGGATATAGCATTTTATCGTATTGGACAGGTATTCAATAGCTTACCACTCTCTGTGAAAAAATCAGCATCAATTAATGGTCAGACCTTGCAACCACCAAGCAACAGAGTGCTCAGCGATGAGGATAATAATGCGGGTATTTATTTCACAACAGGCGGTGTTATTAATCGCAAAAATACAGGCATTAATTTCACAAGTTACTTTAAGGCTGGTGATGCAATTAATATTCAGGGAGCGGCTTACGGGGTTGAAGATGCCATTTTATCCGGCACTGCAACTGTAAAACCGGGCGGCATTATCACTATTCAGTCAAGCGAGAGCGTGCCTGACTATACAAGCTTTCAGGGTGTTCTACTCACTGGTGCAACTTTTGAGATTGTGGTTGAAACGCTTGATCCAGAAACAGAGGAAGTGCTTTCAACTGAGAGTGTTTTCCGTGATTTGTCTGGTCAATACGATATCTCAAGTATTACTCGCGCAGCGAATGGATCTGGATACTTATATACGATTACTCTATCTCAACCAAAAAACACCAACTTCAACTGGGAGTTTGTGACACAGGATCACACGATTGCAGCAGGTATTTCATTAAACAAATCATCTAATAGTGTGGTGCTGGATGGAGCCTACACAATCAGCGCAATTACATCGAGCACAATTACTTTAGCCACACCAAGCAGTATTAATCCAGACTGGTTAAAATTACCCGATTTGCTGGGTGGAACCACTTACAACCTAGTGTCATCTGTGGATCTGGATTTAGTTACAGATAAGTGGGTTGGCTGGTTTGATGTTGAGTTTGATGATCCAACAGAAGCTATTTTTAACTTCTATTTCCCGCAAGGTCTATACAACATGACCTCAAAAGGGAAAGTGGGTGAGGGCTTTGTTGAAATCACGATTCAGTATAAGTATTTAGGTGAGGAAACGATTCACACTCGACAGCACTATGAGTACCGAAACGGAAATAAAGACACGTTTGGAATTACGATTCGCGAAACATTACGTGGGCTAGGTAACGGTATTAGTTTTCGTATTGCTAAGACCAAGCAAAAATCCGGTAACTCACCAGTAACAGAATGCAAGGTGAAAGATGTTTATCTGGCTGCGCAGACCGACAAGACTAGCTATCCAGGTGTAACTGTCATTCGATCCAGAACAATTGCTACAGATGGAGCATTATCGGTTAAAGAGCGCAAGTTAAACTGCTTGGTAACTCGTAAGCTTATGGTGGACGGTTCTGGTGCATTGCAAGCAACACGTGATGCGGGTCAAGCATTGATTGGTATGGCGCTGGACGAGTATATCGGACGAAGATCTTCAACTGAGATTGATATTCCGCAAATCAAGTCAGAGATTCAGAAAATCAAAACCTATTTCGGCTCGGATGCGCCTGCTGAATTTAGCTACACCTTTGATGACGATAGCCTGAGCTTTGAGGAGCAGGCAGCCATGATTGCTTCGGCATGTTTCTGCGAGACATACAGATACGGAAATAAGCTGCGGCTGAAATTTGAAGCACCACAAGACAACTCGGTACTGCTTTTTAATCATCGCAACAAGGTGCCTGGATCAGAAAAGCGGACGTTTAACCTTGGTATTGATAAAGACTACGATGGTGTAGAGCTGGAATATACTTCACCAGATGATGACCTTCGTGTGACCTACGCAATACCAGAAAATGGCTCTGCACGCAACCCATTGAAGATCAGTACGTCGGGCATTCGTAATCATGCTGTGGCTAAAACTAGGGCGTGGCGTGAATGGAATAAGTTGCAGTACCAGACTGAAAGCGTCGAATTTGATGCATTAGATGAATCCAATTTACTGGTGAGGAATGATCGAATTTTGGTGGCTGATAATACAAGCATCAAAACTCAGGATGGTGAGGTTGTGGCAGTTGATGGACTAACACTCACATTGTCGCAAGACGTAGAGATGCAGGATGGTGTGACTTATTACATTCATCTGCAACTACAAGATGCGACGGTAGACATGATTCAGTGTCTATCTGGTGAATACATGAATCAGGTCATTCTGACTCGAGCACCACTACAACCACTAGTGATTGACGAAGATCGATACATCAAAACCATCTACCAGATCGTGGCTGCTCAAGATACATCTAGCTCGGCATTTTTACTGACAGAGGCAAGTCCAAACGATGAGATGACCAACCGACTAACCTGCATTAATTACGATGCACGTTACTACGAAAAAGACCACAGTTATATTTAAATTAAATCGCTGAAATGCCCCTTTGTTGGGGCTTTTTTAATGCCTGGAGAAATGTATGGCAGATATTATTAGCTTACAGGAACTTGCTGACGCAAAACTTGACGCACAGTCATTAGAGCAATTTATCAACGGTGGTGTTGATGAAGATGTTTTGACACGGTTAAGTCAACAATACCCAACGATTAAAAAGCTGCTTCTTGAGTTTCAGAAGTACAATGGTCGCGCCTACAAAACCTATGCTGAGATGGATGCAGACAAAGCTAATATTCCTGCTAAGTCAAAAGTGACCGTAACCAATGATGCAACAGCCTCAAATAATGGTGACTGGCAGTGGGATGGGGCTACTTTTACGAAGAGTGTTCATGATCCATTACAACAAGCTAAAGCAGATGCAACAAACAAAGCAAATACCGCTGAAACGAATGCTAAATTATATACAGATAGCATTACTACAAATATCCTATCGGCTGCATTTATTGAATCTGGATACATCTCGGCTACAGGTGCTTTGTTAGCTTCTTCTGGTTACAAGTCAACAGGCTTTATTAAAGTTGTACCAGATCAAAACTATCGTATATACAGTCAAATTGCAGGAGCTGCTCGACACGCTTGGTATGATAAAAATCAAGTGTTCATCAGTGCATTTGGCGAAGACCAAACAACTTTGACTGAGAAAACATATGTTGCGCCTGCCAATGCTGCTTATATCCGGGTATCTGCCTATCAAGCTGCTGCATGGAATATTGCTTACATCAAATCAAAAACATATGTAATTGAGATTATTGAAAAGATCATTCAACAGCATATGCCAAATGTTGATGCCTCCAAGATTGATTATTCTAGCAGTAATGTGAAGGCCACTCTTGATACTGTGATTAGCAAGCAAAATTCAATCATTACAAATCAAAATAATATCGTAGGGCAACTCGACTTATTGAGCGATAAAGAAAGTCCGTATTTTGTGAACACAGCTCAGTTTGTAAAAGCTGTTCTAACGCCAACAAACTTTGGTGTGGTGAATGTGACAGCTCGTGTATCTGATACTCAAATGACAGTTTCTGATGCTGCTGCATTTATTTACAGAGGTTCTTGTGTGGTTTATGACCCAACAGCGAACAGTTATACAAGCCATAATGTAATTGGTATTAACGGCACAACAATCACTGTAATGCCACCTTTGCCAGCGAATCCTACACAAGTTCAAACTATGCATGATTCTGCTCAGGGGCAGCATTTAACTTTGTTTGGGTATAAAGGATTGGCTGACCACATCGTAAATAGTGTTCAGAAGTATAGCTACAAAAAATCTGAAAATTTAATTTTTAATTTCAACCCAACCAAATATATGAAGCAGATAAGTTCAAAAGGTCAAATCACAACAGATGGTACAGTGATTGCAATTCCTGTTGAATATGTCGGAACAGCCAAAACTGGTGGATTAATAGCAGGTACAAATCTGGCAAAAAGCTGCGATTTAAGTGCTACCTTAAACATTGGAGATGGGGCTAATACTCAATATTTGTCCAAATCTTACATACTTAAAGACACATCGGCTGGTAATGGATTTGAAATTAGTTTTAATGCACAGAACAGTGATGGTTTTATAGAAATACCATTAGCTGTACGTGATGAATCTTATATTTCCAGTGCTGATAGTCAAACGTATAAAACAAGCGGCAAAGCACGCTTACAAGTTTTTAATGGCTCAATAGTTATTCATGATGCTGTGTATGCTGTTGGTCAGGTTCACCACGTATTCATTGATTTCGCAACAGCGGAAACAATTAAGGTGAGAGTAACTTGTGAAACATCAACTCCAACATCGGTTTTATTAAGCGGTATATTTGCTTATAAGAAATCTGCGAAGACATCAAAAGATTCTTTCTTTAAAGATGGTGATGTCATATTAATTTATGCAGACTCATGGGGCGGGTATCCTAAAGCGGCAACTATCGGAGAAACTGCGCAATATTACCCGATAGCTAACATGGCCACTAAGTATCAAGCTATGTACCCTAACGGTCTTCAGACAGATAATGACTCCCAGTGGTTATCCCGACGTATCAAAGAAAAACTTGCCTCACAAGGTATCAATGTAACAGTGCTTAATATCTCGAAGGGGGGGCAAACAACGCGTTGGGCCAAAAACTGGATTGATGCTGCTTTGACTATGACACCTAAACCGACCCATTGCATCATTAACTTCGGCATTAACGATAATAACGGTATTGATGCTACATCAGAGCCACTACTTAGTGCATATGATTTTGATCCTAACTTAATGTTCCTAAACCAGCGCGTTGTAGATGGTGGTGTTGATGGTAGAACTCGAAGCTACGCTGAGTGGGAAGCAAACATTAAGTGGTTGTGTGAAAAGCTTATTGCTAACGGAATCAAGCCTATTGTAATCATGCCGTCACAAACAGGGTCAGCAACACAAGCCCAAGCTATTCGTAGCGGTGAGCTGGATAAAATTGCTGATGGATTCTAATTAAACTATCCTATAAGATATTTATTTATTTATTTATTTATTTATTTATTTATTTATTTATTTATTTATTTATTTATTTATTTATTTATTTATTTAATTCATTACATTAATAATATTTTACAGGGTAATAATGTTCAAAAAAACTATAGTATATGCGCTTATTTCCATCTTTGCTGGCTGTGTGGGGTACACTTTACACGACAGTAAGGTGGATAAGGCTTTACGATATAAATTGGGGATTTCAGCAACTGAACTGACTCCATACTACTATGAGTTACTTGCGATTCAAGAGAGACAGGATCTTCAAGTAACTCCAGGCAGCACTATTGTGATTGGAGATAGTATTACTCAAGGTTTAATCTATCCAAGATTTGTAAATTATGGCATTGGGTCAGACACAACGTATGGAGTATTAAACAGAATCGAAAAATACAAATCATTAAAGGAGGCAAAAAATATTATTTTGATGATTGGTGTTAATGATTTAAAAAGACGATCTGATGCCGAGATTTTACAGAACTATCATAAAATTCTAGATCGGCTTCCGAGCGATAAATTGGTGGTGTTTTCTATACTTCCAGTTAACGAGGAAATGATTTCTAAAAATCCCAAGATGAGTAACACGAGGATCAAGAAAATAAATATGGAGTTAGCTGATTTATGCAATAAAAACTCTGTTCAGTTTATTGATTTAAGTGGATATTTCATTGATGAGAATGGTTATCTGGATAGCAAGTACCATGTGGGAGATGGCATTCATTTAAATCAAGCTGGATATGACATATGGGTTAAATACTTAGATCAAATCTAAATTGATTAAATATCCACTTAAAAGACACCTTCGGGTGTTTTTTTATTATCTAGATTCCAAGTAAGAAAATTTAATTGTTGGTAATTTAATCAGACTGCAACTTAAGGTTTATATGCTGTTTTTATAAATAAGATGATCGGGAATAATTTAATTGATAACAAGAATATTAGTTGTTGGTGTTATCTTTATTAGCATTATTTTATATAGTGCAATGGAAACCCTAGAGGCGGCTTACAATGAATAGTTTCTTTAAAACAAGCTAAATCAACTCCAGAAAATCTATACGCCCCGACATTATTCGGGGTTTTTTTATTGCCAAAATTTAGGGGGCGCAATGTCAAATGACTACTCATCCGATCCACCAGTAGCGACAGCAGGGCAGTTGCTTGCCATCTCAGACAAGATCAGCGACATATCCAAAAACATGGACAAGCTCGCTGAAATGCCCCAAAAGCTCGACCGCATGAATATGCAGTTAGAGCAGCTCAATAAAGAGCATCAACAGACACGAAATGACTTAACTCAAACCCGTGACAATCTGCAAGATGACTTAGATCGAGCCAAGTCAAACTTTAAAAGTGAGATTAAGCAGCTCAGGGATGAAGTTGAGCCAAGATTTAAGGAGGTGGATTCACAGATCAGAGTGCTGCATGAAAGTAAAACCAAGATCGACAGCATCACCAACCTTGTACGCTTTGGCGGCATTTTCTTAGCTGGCCTATTTGTAGTCGCTTGGAATACTCAGACAAGCAAAACAGACACGGTAAATACCCAAACCATGACCAACAGCCAGTCCATCCAAGTTCTTGAAAAACAATCCGACCAACTTTTAAGAACAGTTGAAGAAATCCGAAATAAACTTTACGAACGAAATGCGAGAGAAAAATGAAATTGATTGATAACTGGAAACAGGCTTGGAAACTCAAGTCAGTGCAAGTAGGTGCATTAAGCGCCTTTTTTTACGTCTTCATGTATGCAGCTTTTGAATTACTCTGGCAATTTGGCACATATTTCCCACAAGTATGGGCTGTAGTGCCAGAAGAAATTAAGCAGTTAATGCCGCATTCATGGGTTGCTTGGCTGGGTTTTTTAAGTAGTGTTTTAGGTGTTTTTGCACGGTTAAAAGCGCAGCCTGAATTGCATGGAGAGTCGGATGAATCCAGCCCAAATTAAAAAACTTCAAAAAGCTGTTGGTGTGCATGATGATGGCATCATTGGCCGTGGCACCTTAACCGCTGTATTTAAAAAATTAGGTGCCAGTCAAGCGCGTGCTGAAGAACTTGGTCTTGCTGCTAATGTTCATCTGCGAACCTTTGGCATTCTGGACAACTCGCTTCGCCTTATCCACTTCCTTGCCCAGCTTGCACACGAGTCTGGCAACTTCCGCTACATGGAGGAAATCGCGTCAGGTGCCGCGTATGAAGGCCGAAAAGATTTAGGTAATACACAAGCAGGGGATGGAAAGCGATATAAAGGTCGTGGCCCTATTCAATTGACTGGTCGTGCCAATTATCGCAAGTATAGTCAGCAGCTCGGCATCGACTTTGAAAACAATCCTGAAGTTGTGGCCATTCCAAGCATCGGTCTTATGGTGGCCTGCAAGTTCTGGTCTGATAACGGCTTGAATACTTTGGCTGATAAAGACGATGTATTAACCATCACTCGTCGAATCAATGGTGGTACGAATGGTCTAGCAGATCGTAAAACTCATTTAGCAAAATTGCGCCAATGGGTGTAAGAATCATTTTGCTGTGCCTCCTTCTCTCGGGCTGCACAGCTCATTCAATTACAACGAATGTGAATGTGGGGATATGCGTGAAGGCTCTTTGATGGGCCTTAATTTACACCTATATATAGTCATTAAAAAATGTAGACTGATTTGTAGACTGTTGAATTATATTTGTAGACTGTTCATGGTTGTTAGTGCGAAGTGTCGCATATATACAATATATTTAAAAACAATGAGCTACTGATATTTACAGCCAATTAGATTAAGCGCAAAACAATGTTCTCAGAACTGGAAGTTCTAAAGCGAGTCTTCTGCTAAATAAAGCCTACATCATGTAGGCTTTATTTTTAGGCGTTAAAAAAGTTTAATTCACTATTTGATAAAACTTTTTATTTGATAGATGAAGAAAACCTATGAATAACAGACAC